ATACAACCATCAGCTTTTTGTGATGAAACTCCTGTCAAACTAGAGCCATCAATAGCTGGTAATGCACCAGTAAGTTTAGATGCGGTAAGTGTAGAAATCCTAGCATCTGCTACTGTTCCTGTTAAATTACTTGCTGGTAAATTTGTTAAGTTTGCTCCTGATATGGCAGGTAAAGTTCCTGTGATATTTGCTGCTGGTAAATTAGTTAGATTTGCTCCTGAAGCTGCTGGTAAAGTTGCAGGGAATCTAGCGTCAGGTACAGTTCCAGAAGTTAAATTAGATGCACTTAAGGCAGTAAGGTCTAATGTTTCAAAAGTAGGATCAGCACCATTATTAGCTCTTAAAAACTTACCATTATTGCTAGATGTACCATGTTCTAATTTTGCAAGTGTTATAGCTTCGTTTTGTATCTTTCCTGTTGATACAGAATTGTTTTGTAGAATTGCTGTTGTTACTGTATTGTCACTTGGAGTTCCAATGTTTACAGTAGAACCCATTACTACTGCGTGATAGCTTGCACCAACCGCAGGTGCAGCAGCTAATTTAACTGTGCTGCTACTTAAAGCAAAGCCTTCTGTTGGTGTAGATGTACCGCTATTAGGTTTTTGTATTACACCTTCTATTATTAATAGAATTTGTTGTGCATTTGTGGGTGCATTTGTAATAGTAAAATCTGTTGTAGTGCCATCAAACGCAGGGCTAAGTGTAGATATAAAAAAGTTACCAACAGATTGTGCTTCTTCCCAAGCACTTGAAGTTCCGTTATATACCATCAACTTGCCTGTGCTTGTATTAAAAAACAAGTCACCTGCATCATTATTTGATGAGGGATTAGAAGAACCTACCCTATATCTTTCAGCAAAATCATTTATGTCACCACTAAGGCTAACAAGATCACTTTCTGCAAGTGTGGCCTTATGGTAATTATAAACTTGCCCACTACCTGTAGAGGTTACGATAAAACGTATACCTGTAGCTACTGTTGAGCTATGAAAATTAGAAGGTATATTATTTATCGTAACAGTAGTTCCATTTAATGTTCTACCTGTTGTACTTACCCCACTACCATTAACAACTAACCCTGCTGCATCAGCAATACTTACAGATACACCATTGGGTGCTTGTGTGTTAGGAAACGATACTTCATTAGCAATAGACTCAAAACCACCAACATCATCTAACTGACCAGTTACATAATCTACAACAGCACCAGAAGTAGGAAAACTTGCATCACTATCAGATATAGTTGTTTGTTTTGTAAGACCATCTATTTGGTTAAGGTCTGCTATATCAGATGTTAATGCTGTACTGTCAGCTAATTTACTAGCTGTACCAGATTGCATACCTGCTAAAGTTTTTAATTCTGCATCTGCAATTTTGGCATTTGTTACAGCATCATCTGCTATCTCACTTGTATTAACTGAGTCTGCTGCAAGATGACTAGCATCAAGAGGGCTACTTGCTATAAGAGTTTTAATTTCTGATGCTGTTTGGTCATCAGAAGCATTTGCTGCTATTGAGTTTAATTTACTATGATCAGCATCAGTGAACACGTTACTATCACTAGCACTTTCGACTAATGTTCTAATTTCTGCTGCGGTTTGATCGTCTTTAGCATTGGTTTCTATAGTATCTAATTTTGTACCATCAGCACTTACGTCTCTTCCATCAACTGTTGCAGATACACTAAGGTCACCAGAACCGTCAAACACTAAAGTTTTATTTGCACGAGTAGCTGCATTTTCAGTTATTTCTAAACCACCAACAGTTTGTGTTAAAGGAAATCTTATAGTCTTATCAATAACACTTTGCTGTTGTTGATCTAAAATTACAGCTTTATCAAAAACATCGTTTATAACTTCTGGAAAAAACCCACCTTGGTTTGTGATTTCTGTTTGTTGTAACGCACTAACTTTAGATGTAATAACAATGTTATATCCACTAGCTAAATTTTGTGCACTACCGCTAGAAACTAAAGTTACCGTACCACCGGGATTTCCATCCTGATCATCATTCAAAGTAACAGTATAATTTGTAGTTATTGTTAATACTGTTTCTGCACCATTACTAGTTTGTATCTGTATAACTTTTACATCGCCTACTTCATAAACTTTAAAAGCAAAGGCAAAATTATTTCCACTAGTAAACGCAGTAGTTTGGCGAGTCGTAGTATTTATTGCCATGAAATAAAAACTGTTTTACCTATTTATTAAGGTTACAACTGATTCTTTGTATTACGGTCACACCTTTACTTTCTTTGTCTGCGTCCTGTTTTACCTGTAACTACACCTCTTATAAAGTCTAGTGGCCCTTCTGGTTCTACTCTGCCAGTGCTTACATCTTGTAAATAACCAAGTGGCCTACCTAATATAGTTAATGGATAATCACTTATTAATGATAATAAAGTAAATACATCTTTAACATTTTTACCAGTTACGTCTTTATCAGGATCTATAACAGCTTGCAATGCACGAACAGTTCCTGTAGTACTACTTTCTAATGTAGATATAGATGGACTAGTAGATATGCGATCATCATATGGTTTGTCATTTAATACATTAAAAGGTACTGGTAATATGTTCCCACCCGGTACAAAAGCAAGACCAAATCTTAATGGTTCAAAAACTAAGAGTTCAAATATTTCATCAAGGTAACCGTCTTCATCTGCATCATTTAAATTACCGCCAAAAAAATTAACAATAACACCAGAAACAACTGCTGGCATATACAAACCAAGCATAAATGTATATATTAATTGTTCTTTGCCTTTACCTGTAATTTTATATCCCATATCGTTAACCATTTTTTTATATTGTGTTGCATTTAAATTTGCCATTGTGTTGAAATAACTTGTAAATTGCAACAACGATTGTACTAATGGAGTATCAGTTTGAAATGCTGCTCTGTCTTCTGGTTGCAAACTATCTTGTGTCATACGAACGTTTGCATCAGCTTGTGATATAGCTTCTTTTTGTGCTACAGCATCTGGCATAGACATAGGTTTGTTAGCTAAAAATTGATTGTAAGATCCTATCCATACAACGCTATCAACTTGGTTTTGAAATGCTTGTTGTATAAAATATGCGTGTTTACTTGTCCATGCTTTTATTTTTTGATATTTGTTTGGATTTATAACTAAATCATTTAAGGTATCTTGTATATCAAACATTTGATTGTTTTGACGTTGATCCATAAAAGGAGAAAGTTTTGCAATAATTTCTTGTGTTTTTGCAGGGTTTCCATAATATTGTTTTAATCCGCTACGCATAAATTTACCTTCAACTTTTATTAATGATGGAAAATTACCTGTAAATTGTTGAACAGCATTTTGAAAATTAGCAAACATAATACTAACTCCAGTACGTTTTCTTAATGCTTTAAAAAAATTATCCATTAATGCATTTTCACCTTGCAACATTGTTCGTTGTCGTGCTGCGTTATTTAACCAAGGCAACAACATATAATCAATTGCAGATGGTTTTACGTCAGTTAATGCAGTAGCAAATTCTTTATTTTTAATTATTTTTAATACATCTGTAACGGCTGGTTGTACATATGCAAAACGCAAAGCATCATCTATATGTTTTACCATTGCATTCAAATGTAAAGATAATGGTCGGTTGTATTCAACACGAGCCATAGTAAATCCTTTTTGTACAGCAGGTAATGACAATTTAAAATCAGTTTTTAATTCTTCTAATTTTGCATTTCTTTCTGCATCCTTAACTATATTAGGATCAACTTTTGCAGGTACATAACCACCTCTGTATGTTCCATATTTATTTATAGTAGGACTAGCTTCAACAACTTTAAAATAATAACCAAAAACATTTCTATGAGTTTTTTGCATAAGAGGTAACATATCTTCGTTTAAATCCCATACAGCTTGTAAAAAATCAAAATCTTTTTTAGTAAGAATATTAGAATCAATCATTCGTTTAACAAAAACATCCCATTGTTTAGTGTCTAATGTTCCGTCTTCTTTTAATTTACCCCAACCTCTACCTAACAATAATTTGCGTAAGTTACTTGCGTTACCTGTATGCAACATAGCTCCAAGCAATTCAACTTTACCTCTGCCGTTATGAATTTTACCAAATGCATAGGGATCATCAAATTCGTTTGCAATTATTACGTTATTACCAAAATCAACGTCTTCTAACATTTCAGCATATTTTTTTGTGTATTTAATTTGTGCTGTACGGTATTCAGTTAGGCTATCTTTTATTGGTCGCCATATATATCTTGTAAATGGCCCTGCTTCTAAACCTTCACGTTGCAAAACAACACCACTTTTTTGTATTGTTGCTCCATCAAATTCATCTGCCCAAGGCTCTACTCTTCTCATTCGTGCTTTTTGATCTTGAATTTTAGAATGTAATTCATCTAATTTTGTCACTGCTTCTGTTATGCCTTTTATTTTTGCTTTAGGCATTTTTTCCATTGGTTCTACTAATTCGTTAATAACTGGCTCTAAATCAAGTTTTTTTCCGTTAATTTCTATTTGTTTTTCTCTTCTAGATTGATGCCATAAAGATTGTATAACTTCATCTAATGTGTCAAAATCTTCTACTGCTAAATCTTTTATATCTTTTAATTTTGTAATTTCAGAAACATCTTTAAAAATATTAGTAGTGTTTCTAAGATTTGATTGATCATCAATTATAGGTTTTAACTCTTTATATAAATCTTCATTATATTTTTTTAAATTTTCTATATATACATTTGGTGATTCTACAGCAGGGCCAAAACCATAACTAGCTAATATAGTTTTTGCAGCACTAACCATGTCTACATTTCTTGTATCTGCTAGTTTTTTATCTGTTTTAAATATTTTCTTAAAATTATTAGTTGCTTTGTCATAACGTCTATGTATTTCTACAGATTCTTTTGCTAACTGGTTATTTAACAATTGTGCTTTTTTAGCTTGTATTGTTGCTTGATTATCACCTTCACGCATTGCTTTGTCTGCTGCTTTAGTTGCTTTTGCTTCTTGACGTGAAAATAATGTAGGTCTTACTTCTCTAAGTGTTTTCTTAGCTAATATATCTTTTGCTACTTGTTTTGCTGCTGCTATTTGTAATCTTTGTGGTTGCATTACAGTAGCTAAAAACCGTAATTCTGTTGCAATAAATCTTGCTCTAGCTTCGTTATGCAATGCTTCTTGTACTTCTAACTCTTGTTGTCGTGGATCTGTTAAATTACTAAATTCATCGACCATGCGTTGATCTGTTCTTTCTTTAATAACATCTTTTATAGGTTCTAAATCAACAAGTGCATTAATCATACTTGTTGGATTTTCGTATCCAAATAATTCTGCCACTAAAGATACTGGCATTCCTTTTTTAGCAATCATTCCATACTTACCTGTACCTAATTTTTTTATAATTTCAGTCATGTCATAAAATGGCATTGAATTTTTTAAACTATTTATATCTATTTTGTAACCTTGTTTTACTACAACTTTTTCACCTTGATCATTAATAGTTTCACCACGTTTTAAATATTTTTGTAATCTATATATTTTTTCATTTTCTGCTTTTGCAGTTTCTTCTGCAATTACTGTTTTGCGTGTAGCATTAACCTCTTTTTGTAAATCTTTTAATACTTTACTTTTAGCATTTGACAGCCATTTAACCTGTCTCATACTAGATTTACTTAATTTATCAATAGCAATATCTTGTGCTTGTTTTATAGCAGCAGTATATTCTTGCCATGTTTTATTATCCATTCCACTTTCTTCTTGCGTAGTAAACATAGCTTTCATGCCATACACACGTTGTGATTCTATAATCTGTTCTTCACTAGCTATCATGCGATCCATTACAGCCCTTACTTCATCAGTTAAAACTGGCAAATCTACACCGTTTTCATCTCTATATAATTTATTTAAATCATCTCTTATAGATTTATAGACTTTACGAACCCACTCACCAAATTTATTAAATATATCTTGCAAATTTTTATTAGGTGCTGCTTTTTTTTCTGTTATGTATATTTCATAATTATATGCAAAAGCTTCATGATATTTTCTTTTCTGATTCATATCTAGTTTGCTCCATTCAGTAATATTTTCTACACCCCAAAAATCTAATAAAACATTAAAATCATTTCTTATCTCAGGTGTTGCTGTACCAGACACTGCTAAATCTTCCATAACAGTTAACATATAATGAGCAGTTTCATGAAAAAACGTAGATATATCTGCTTCTGTAGTCAAGAAGGTTGTTAATGTTTTTGGATCAAATCCTCCTCTACCTTTACCAGTTTTTTCTTGTTGTTGAAATATTTGATTTTCTCTAACTGGATCAATTACGTCTACTGAAATAGACCCTGTAGACTTTCCAACACTGAGTCTGAAATCTCTCCGTCCATCTGGGAATTCATCATCGAGGTTAAGTCTAGAAGGTTCGACTCTGATCCCAACTGCGGTATCACCGTAGCCAGTATCTGTGATAGCTCTGGTGGTAACGTAGACATCAGGTTCTCCAGCACTTCTGAGTTGACCAGACTTTCTGATTGCGTCTGCTGCTCGTTTGTTGGTGTGGTGATAGACGGTAACTGTTCCGTCTGGGTTGAGGGGAAGTCCTGTGGATTCGTCTGTTTCAATATTATCTCGTTGTACAATTCCTCCTGTTCCTTCTCCAGATTCACTTCTTCTTGTGCCGATAGTGGCCTGACGTTTGAGTTCATTGTCTACCTCCTGTAATGTAGTTTGTATGTCAGCATCTGACACACCAAGTTGTTGTGCCAAATTAACAGCAGCATTAGCGTAATCAGGTGCTTCGTTATCTTGATAACCTGTAGTTTGCTCTGTTTGATTAAGTTTTGCAGAATCATACAAACGTTTTTCGGGATACCAAACTAACGCTTGTAGATCTGCCATTGTAAGCGATTTTTCGTTTTGTTGCAATAGATTCAACGTTTGATTAAATACTTTTCTAATTTGTCTTCTTTCTACTGGCCCACTAGGTGCTTCTTTTTGTCCATCAATAAATTTAGCCAAGCCATTACCACCTTTACGCAATTCATCACCTATACCTATTCTTTCAATATTTTTCTTAGGTTCATTTAAAACAAATGTTATGAGTTCTGCGTTAGCAGCATTTTCTATAGTTGCTATCTGTGCCATTGCTTTTCTATTGGCAGGTTTCATACTTGCTTTTTGTATTGCTACAGCTACCTCATCTAAATTGCTAAGTTTTATTTTTATACCAATTATTTGTTCAAACGCTTTTTTGTCACTTAAACTTAAACCTTTTATTAAAGGTTTTAATTGTTCACGTTTTGTTTTTGCTTGTCTTTTATAATCAGTTATTAATGTACCTGTCATGCGACCCCAAGTACGCATTAACCATCTATCCATAGTTAATTGTTCAAATTGACCATATAAATTAGCAAAAAATCCATTACCAATTTTTGGCCCCATAACTGCTGCACCATAAACCATTTCAGTTTTGTTTTCTCCAGACACGGTGCTACCAGTAAAAGCTTCTACATCTTTAACAGTGTGCATAGTTTTCATAAACTGTTCAAATTCTTCAAATCCTTTTTCTTCCATTAACCTATTAAACAATTTCATATTGTTATTTATTGCAGCACTTGCGTCACCTATTCCTATGTCAACTGGCATAACACCATTTTGTGCGTAATATGCATATGCTTGTTGTGCTAATTCAAAATTTTTGTCTACTTTTAAACCGTTAGATGTATTAGCTAATGCCCAAATAAAAGCAAATTTTGCTTGTGAATTTGTAGCTATTTCTGGGTGTACTAAAGATAATACGTTTAATGCCTTAGTAACTTTTTCGTTATACCAACCAACTGCATTTGGATTAGTTCTTAATGCAAACTCAGCATCTGCAAGTAAATTTTTTACAAGATGTTTTTCTGTTTCTACAGTAAATTCAGATAAATTTACACCTGCTTGTTTAGCAGCATTATTAATGCGTTGTTGTAAATCTACTTTAAAATCTCGGTTAGTAGCATATTGTGTTTGACCAGCAAAATCAAAGCTATTTTCTAATTTGCCAATTTCTAATATTTCAGCAGGTATTGGTTTACCTTTTCTTTGTGGCTTTAATTTTTGTGCAAATAACTCTTGTTGTTTTAAAATATCTGCTGTTTCTCTAGACCATGTACCGCTATTAAATGTAGACTTTACTGCTGCATTATCAAATACTACTACCTCGTCTGTGCCGTCCTGACCTCTAAGTATTGCACCATCATGGCCTTGGTCAATTAATCTTTGTTTAAATCCTTCAGCAGCTTGCTCCCCACCCATTCTTATATCTGCTTTTTCTTTAAATGTTGCATAGTATGGATTTTCTAATCGTGCATACAAAGGCATTATGTTAGCCCCTGCATCTCCTCTTTTATTTATTGTGTATACGTTTGCACCTGCTGCTGCATTTTTACCACGATACATATAAACACCTTTACCTAACCAGCCAAAATCTTTTTTATTCGGGTGATCTAAATTAAATTCGTTAACACTATCTCGTGTACCGTGATATAAAACTTCTGGTTTGCCATCTTGTTTTAAAACTGATTTACCAAAAAAGTTTTTAAATTGTGGTGTTTCTAATCTTACAGAACCGTCTTGATTAAATAATTGTTGTTCTGGTGATACTTGTATTTGATCTTGAACAACAACTGTATAGGGAAATCTAGCAGCAAATTCTTTAGGTGATATACCTAATTTATTTGCCTGTATAACAACATAATCACGAAAAAATGTAGACGCATATTTAATGTTTTTTTCTGTATATTGTTTGACCTGTTGTAGTTGTAATGTAATATCTTTTTGAACTTGCGTTGCACTAGCTGCAAATTCATTAGATATTTTATTTTGTTTTTCTATAACTTCTACAGCTTCTTGTCTTAATGCATCTTGGTTTGTTTTAAATTGTGTTGCTTCGGCACGACTAAAACCATCTTGATCAACACGCAAATGATCTTGTAAAAAACCGTCAAATTGTGTACCAGCTAGTTTTGCTGCATATTCACTTGTTTTTATTGTTACATCACCTTGCCCACCAGATTTATTTATTTCTATAAGTTGTTGTGCAACATTAGGTGATACTTGTTGTATATCTTCTATTGTTATTCCATTGTTTATTATTGCTTGGTTTAATATTTCTGCGTCAATATATAAATTTTGTACGTCTTTATCTACTGCTAAATTTTCTACAAAACTTTGAAATTCATTTGGATTTCTTATTTTAGTTTTATTATTAACAGATTTTTCTGATAAATTTTCTATAAATGCAGTATCTTTTGTTGATTTATTTGCTCTAGAAATATCAGATATAAATGTTGGGCCACTACCTACTAAACCTACTAGCGTCATGCCTTTCATAGTTTGTATAAAAGTTTGACCTAGTCTGTCTCCTACTTCTTGCAATCCTTCTAAATTTGTAAGTTTTAAATTTAAATCTTCTTTATCGCTAAATGTTACTGCTAAATCACGGCCAACGACATTAGATAATTCTTGTAAAACTTCTGTACCTGCTTCTGTTAGATTTCCACCAAAATAATTTTTAGCAAATTGTGTTATTGCTTTGCGTCCTGTTGGTTTTGCTAATTCTTTAACAATAGACTTTGTAGCATATTTAGATAATTGTTTTCTTATGGGAGCAGTTACAGCACTAGCACCAACCCATTCCAGCAACATATTAGTAACACCAACACCTGTAGCTATATGTTTTGCTGTTTGATCATTAACACCTTCTTCTAATTTCAATTCTTCTACAAGATCCAAATATGTAGAACCTGCTTCTATTTTGTAAGTTTCTAAACCTAGCGTTCCTAAAAAACCAACAAGAAACCCACCTTTAGCTGTAAATATAGATCCCGGCCCTGTGACTGCACCTGCACCAAATCCAACTGCTGCACCAACAGAACCACCTTCCAGTGCAGTAGGTAAAGTTTTAGAATATTGTCCAAAAATAGAAAAACCTTCTTCTAATATTCCAGATCCATCACTATTTAATTGTTCTAATCTTTGATTAATTTGTGCTAATTCTGTGTTTAATTCTTCGTTACTTTTGCCAGATTTTTTTAAATTACCTATTTTACCTCTTCTTACATTTAACCTACCTTTTTCCCATCCTTGCGATATATTATCTGGTGCTTTTTTGATAGCATCAAATGCATATTCTAAACCTTCTAAATCATCTATATTGTCATAAGCTAATGCAGCAAACGTAGGGTCAGTTAATTGACGCATTAATACTGGACTTTTTTTTGCTAATTGTAAATTTATTAATTTTTCTTTTCTGTTTTTTTCTTTTAATAATTGAATTGCTTCTTCACTATCTAACGCAAATTTTTTTGGTAAATTTAATTCTTCTGCAAGTTTTAATCCTTCACCTACCATGTCAGGATCTTTATCCATAACAGAAGTTAGTGTTTGTTTTAAATCTGCGTTTATTTGATTTTGTCTATCTTCTTCTCTTTTTTTTAAAGTATCTAAAAAAGGATTTTCTGAATTAATAGTATTAAAATTTTTATCATAATTTTGACTAGGAGCTAACTCTTGTCTTTTATTAAGTGTATCTAAAAATGGATTGTCGCTCATAAATTGTTTTCCTCCTTAAATTTTAAAAGTTCTTTTTTTGACTTACTTTTACCATGCAATACATATTCGTTTGCAATCATTTGTTCTGTATATGGAATGCCAGCAGCTTCATACCCTGCTATAAAATATGTTCTAACTTCATCAGGTATACGTTTTACAAATACTTTATCTTTACCAACAAGAACAAATGCATCTTGAAATTGATCTTCTTCTAATGCAACAGAAGGTATAACAATATCAGCTACACCAAAAATACCTTTTCTTGTTCGTTTACTTATTACACCGTCTGCCAATATCTCATTAAGCAATTCTTGTTTTTCTGTTCTGTTTAATTTTTTGCCTGTGCTTGTTTGTACTTCGTCTATTCTATTTTTCCAAGCATCTTTAATTTGTTTATAATCAAATTTAAAATTATATTGATCTTTTGCATTTTTATCATCTGTTATTTTATCAACAATATCTGTATAACCAAATTTTATTAAACTAGTGTCAAACATATCAGAATCGACAGTTGCAGCTAACACTTTACTGTCACCTTTTAATTCTGCTGCATATTGTTTTAATCCTAAATAATCTGATTGCGATAATTTATGGCTATATGAATCTAAATTAGTTGCTACTTCTATTGGATTTCTTTCTAAATCAATAACAACGTTTTTATCTGATTCTGTTGGTTGTCCTTTTTTTAATAATGCCTGATCACTTTCACTAAAATTTTCTATTTTTATACCGTTAGCTTCTAAATTTTTCCAACCACCTTTTTCTGCAAATGCTATTTCTTTTGCAGCGTTTAATCCTTCGCTATAAATTTGTGTACGTTGATTTTTTATTTTATTGTATTTAATTTCTAAATCTTCTAAAGCAAATTTTTGTTGTTTAGGATCTGTAATTGTTGCTTTTATTTCTTCTTTTAAAACTTCTAACGGACGTAATCCTGTAATAAAATCTACTTTGCTTGTAAACTCACCATCGTAATTTATGCCTTTTTCTATTATTTCTAGATCGTTAGCTATTGCAGTTACATAATCGCCTTTATATTTTTTATTAGCTTCTTCATTAATTAATTTGTTGTAATTTTCTATAATTTTTTTGTTTATTGCTTTGGCATATTTAGGATTTTCTTTGTAAGCTCTTTGGTCAATAGGATACAGTGACTTAGCTTTAGTGTATAAAGAATCCGCTTTTTGTACTCCTAAATGTTGTACGGCAAATAAATGTGTAGTTTGGTGTTCATTTATTAATGTTGCATTGGAATCTAATTTATAAAATTTTGATTCGTTTTTTATTTTTTCTAAGGTATCAATATTATTTTCTTGAGTTTGACCTGCAATATTTATTTCGTTACTATGATTTCCATCGTGTACAGACGCACCATTACCATCATTTACATAATGATTGCTTTTTAAACACATTAATTTTGCTGTTTGATCTAAAAAACTACCAGTGTTTTGATTACCGTTATTAGTTAAAACACCATTAACACATTGCTCTTTATTGTAATCGTCATGTTTTTTTGCAATTGATATTTCTAACTCAGTAACTACATCTTTTATTTCTTCTGGTTTATGCATTAATACATATTCTTCTGCTAATTTATGCCCACCGGGTAGTTTTACTAATTTGTCTACAACTCCTTCCATTACTTCTTTGTTATATTTTTGTACATCTTCTAAATATTTTGCACTTAATGGGCCATTGTTTATATCTGTATTACGACTATTTAATTCAGCGTTACGTTTGATTTCTAAAAGTCCTCTGTAATAATTAACAGCGTAATCTCCATTTTGATCTTGAAAACTTTCAAAACTATTTACCGCACCATTTTTTGAAAGTTCAATGTTAGATTTTGATTCTTCGTCTAATTTTAAACGAGTTTGTTTTAATGAATGTTTACTAGCAGAATTTACCGATATACGTTTTGACGCAGAATATTTGTTGTTAAATATTCGTTTTTGACTTTTGTTATCTAGTGTTTCTAAATACTTACCAGATATTTCTTCTAGATCATTTACTAATTTGTCATACCTAGTTATAGGTTTATTAGTGTCTTGATCATAATCAACAGTTGCTATTGCATCACCACGTTGTGTTTCTAAATATTCATTTACTTTTACGTCTGCTTCTTCTTGGTATCCTCTATATGCTTCATTAGATTTAACGTCATCTGTTTGATCTTGTAAATCTGCTGCTATTTTTGCAAATTGTTTTTGTGCATTACTTAAACGTCCAATATCTTGTGCAACACCTGTATCTTGTACTGGTTGTATATTAGTAGCAGAAAATAATGGAGTTCCACCAGTATCTATTTGTTCTGTAGGTGTTTGTTGTACAGGTACTGTTGCCATAATTAATCGTCAAATAAACCGTAACCTTCGTTTGCTGCAAAATCACCAACACCTGACATTAAAGTGCTTGTCATATTTAAAAATGGACTGACGGTTGATGCAGTAGCAAACATATTACTTGCTGATACACCTAACATATCTGACCTAATATCAGCCTGTACTCCTCTTGTTCTCATCTGGTTTGCAGCCCTTACTCTATTGCTATTCATTGTTATTTTGTCTAACTCTTTCATTACAGCGTCAGATGCAAAAACATTAGCAACACTACCGTATCCAAGTTGTACACCTCTTGCAGCAAAACTTGTTTTAAGAGTACCTGTCTTTAAACCAGCAGCCATTGTTTTAGTCATTATCTGCCTGTTATATGCTCTAAATACTTGTTGTGCTTCCATCTCTAACATTTCAGCATTAATTTTTGCCATGTCTTCTTGATGTTCAAGAGTTAGCCCAGCACTTTCTGCTTCGTATTTTTGTCTATTTGATGCTGCAATATTACCAATAAGACCTGTTACAGTGCCACCTATCGACATTATCCCGCCTACAGTATCCCAACTTTTCCAATCTATAGCCATAAGTGCAACACCTTCTTATTTTTATACTATACAAACAGTTTATCTGTTTACGGTCACACTATCCACCTACAGATACTTCCAGTGTTATACCTACAACTGTTAATGGTAATGGGTCAGTTTGTCTTATAAATATTTGACCATAATCTTGCCATGATGGTGTAAGCATAATTTTTATATCTTCTGTTTTTAAACTTGGTGGTGATCCATAAGGTTCTGTTGTACGTTGTTTTGCTTCTGTCAATTTATCTGCATTAGGGCCAGCAAATATACCAGAACTTTCAAACACACGCAGCCATGCATGATTTAAATTTTTAACTCGACCTTGACCAACAGCTTCTGTTTGTAATGCCAATGGCAAAGTTTGTAAATCACATACATAAGGTAAACCTATATGCGTAACGCTAGACGCACGGTTTAAAACAATACCACCATTAGAATCTACAACTCTAGTTGGATGTACAGCACCGTCAGCTAATATATTTACTGTTTTACCTATTAGATGATCTAATCCTAATAATGTTCTTTCTGCAATTTCATAAGACGTTATAGCTGTATTTTGTAAACTGCTTGGCAAATCTCTATCTAGTTTTACAGTTGCAGTATGATTATCTGCAATTGCTGTAATGTCGCATCTATAAGTTTCAGTACCATCAACTATTACTATTGCATCATTTAAATCTGTTGTGAGACCATTACCTCCAAATTTAAATACAGGTATTGAAGATGGAAATTCTAAAGTAACAGAACTACCTTTTGTATAATTACCGCTGCTAGTTATAGTGACAGTTCGTGCTGTGTTTGAATTTGTGCCGTTATATGTCAAGCCAGAATCTACAAAAAAACTATCACGTTGGGTTGCATAATTTCTTGTACCCATACGTTCTACATATCTTTTCGTTGCACCTCCAATAGTTCTTTTTACAACGCAATATGCTGCATCTACACTTCCTTCAGCTACTGTTGTAACGCTTTCAAATGTACCGTCTGTGTCATGTTGATGCCATGCTCCAACTTGTTGTTCTGGTACATATGTCAAACCTAACAACTTTCCATTACTACTAATCATCCAAACAATTGGGATTGGTGCTTTTGCTAACGTCATATCTGTAACATCTAAACCGTCAAACAAATGTGATGCCCTTATAGATAAATCACCAGTAATAAAACCATTAGATTGCCAGTTATATCCTAATTCTCTAGCATGACCACCACGACTTGCTATATATACCATGCTGTTATTAACAACTACAGGTTGTGAATCATTAGCACCAATATATGACTGTGGCTTTACCGCTATAGATGTAGGAGTTATTGCATCACTGTTAACAGAAGTAACTCTCCATTCTGCTGCTTCTGTCATAAATAATAATTGCGTTAACGGTACAATATGTTTTATTCTGTTTGCTTCACGAGCAGCAACTTTAAATTTAATACGGTCATCATCTCTTATTGGTATTTTAAATGACATATCACTCTCTGTACCTGATCTAGTCATAAATATAGTTTGTGGTTCATTATTAGTACCAGCAAAAACTCTGCGTTGTTCAAAATAAGAAACAGCAGAAGGAAAATTATTAGAACCAGAAAATGTAGTTTCGTATCTTGGTGGTGTTACTGAAAAATCTTGTGCAATATTATTATCAACAATGTTGTAAGTAGAAGGATTATTTACCGAGTCATGATCTTTTTCACCAATAAAACCAAACAAACCACCTTGTTCTTTATAAACTCTGTATCTTAATGCACCTGTCACTCTGTTCCATGTAATAGTATTTTTAGCTCCAGTTACAAAAATATTGTTAGATACAGTTGATTCACTTGATTGTTCACTTTCTCTAATACCATCGCTTGCTACTGCTGTAACAACATATGTATGGTCTTCATTTGTATCATTATTAACGCTTGCAGAAGAAGGTACATATGCGACTACAGACGCAATAGTAGGTGCAGATATTGTTGCGGTAAAATCTATATTAATAAATTGCCAATTAGTAGCACCATATCTTCTTAATTCTGCTGGTTCATGATTTGGATGCACTAACGTCATTACGTCAGAAGATTGTACAAATTTTATAGCAAATAATTCTGCTTCTAAATATGGTGATGGTACTTCATATGTCATGTCAGAAGGTAAAGCATACCAGTTTGTAGAGTTTGGTGGTGTGCTGTTTGAATGTGCCGTTTTTGCGTAATAGTTTACGTTGTTATGTTTTGCTATATCACCTATAGAATAATTAGTACTACTGCTCCATGCTGACCCATCTGTATATTGTAAAGTTGCACCTAACGTATGAAATCTAAAATATTCATTACCCATTTCTATAACCATTGTCTGCGACACGTTAAATCTAAAAGGTATTAATCTTGTTTGTTTTGTAGAATCTTTTACTTCTTTTACAAAAAATAATCCCGGTCTATTTTCTGCTGGCCCTTGTGGTTGTGCAATAAAATTACGCATGGTAGCTGCACCTTGTTGATATTTACTGTCATCAATACGACCTGCCATTTCTGGTGATATCTCACCACTAGAAAATGATTTAAGAAAAGTTCTTGTATTTGGCATTAATTACCTCCCAGATGTCCAAGGTACAATATGTTCTACCGTTATATCTCTATGTGAATTGTCTTGTTGTTTTGCACTTGCCAAATAATTACGCATCATCTCGGTACATTTTTTTGCTTGTGCCATACCTTGATCACCTTTTATCATTGGCCCTGCCAACATAGACGCTAAATGCCAAGACAAAGTAACAATAAATAATGGCGAAAATTTTGTTGAATCAGTTACTAGTGATTGATATCGCAACATTGCATTTTCTTGATTGCTATAAATATAAATTCCTTCTACTGCAAATTGTTGTGGTGTATATTGCCCTGCTGCTATTGTCGGAGAATAATTAGATGTAATACCACCGGGTGTATCGCCAGATGACATTCTTGTAGCATAGTCGTTTTGTGAAGTTGGAGATATTATTGCAACAGGTGTCATCATGTCAGCAGGTGCTACATATGCATATTCCCATTGCGTAAGGGTATTTGTTGTAGTTGCTAAACTTGCACGTTTTGCAGCAAAATTCCAAGTGTGTGATTCTAGTAAAGTGTTTCTTGCTATAGGATAAAATCTTGCAGCGTGTTCCGCTTGTGCAGATCCTTCTGGTGGTTTTATCGAAGCAATAGTTGCATCATCACCTAAATATGCCAAGGCAAGGTTGCAAATATCTATTTCAGTTGCCATTACATCTCCTAAAAAAATAGGAGGTTAGTAGTATTACCACTAGCCCCCTTGTAAATAAAAAAGAAGACTAAGCCTATTTATTAGCTGCTTCAAGTTGTTTGATAAGAGTATCTTTTGTTTGTCTTCTATCAAGTTCAATACCGATAGATCGACCATAAACTTCAAGTTCTGCTTTAGTCATCAATTCTAAATTAGTAGTTTTTACTTCAGTTTCCACAGGTGTAGTAGACGCTACAGGTGTCTGAGGTTCTTGACCACTAACTAATTCAAGATGCTTGCAAAAATCTCCGTTATACTCAAATTCTTCGTCAACTTCTCTCATGGATTGGTCAACGAAACACTTGATTTTAGCTTTGTAAATAGGCATAAGTCATTCTTAATTTTAAGCTACGGTAAAGCCAGAAGCATAGTACTTCTGTCCGTCACCAATTGTTTCTACTATATCAGCAGTAACTTTACCTGCGTTAAAAGTACCTGCAATTGTGTACCTAGCACCAAGATATCTTTGGCCTTTACCGGCAATATCTGGATTTAAAGTAACAACAATATTCTTACCTAATGTAAGTGATGCTGTGACAATTGCTGCACTACTGCCAATAACAGTAGGTGTACCTAAGTTAGCACTTGCACTAGTAATAACTTCAAACGTAACGCTTGTACCATTAGCTAATGCTTCTGTTACTGCAAAGTTCATGTACAAAGTTGTACCTTCACCCATGTCTCTAGCAACACTTAAATCAACAGTGTTTGTAGAAACAGCAGTTGTAGTAAGTGCTTGATCTTCGCTCACTCTGAGCAGTGAATCTGTAATCATTTTGTAAAAATCTCCAAAAAATAAAAGAATAATCTAAGTAACTATTAAGTCACACGAGCTTCAGCATTGATTAAAGCATCTACCTGTCTAATTGGAGTACCTAAGAATGATAAGTAGCTTTTTGCTTGTCCAAATTGAGATAAACCTTCTTGTATATTTAATACGTTTTGTGATTTATCTAAAGCTGCAATAGACAATCCAGAATGAACTGTTCTGTTCATATAGAAAGCTGATCTACCCATACCCATATTAGGTATTCTGTAAGTTGCTCTTGCCATTAATTTAACAAGTGCAGTTGCAGCAGTAGTAGCTTGAGTACCAGTAACTCCAACTAAATCAGAAATGTCAATATTGCAAATACGAACAACGTATCTCCAATCTTTAACAACTAAACCGTTTTTCCATTGGTAACGTGTAGCAAAAGCTTGTAACCTTGTACCGTCACTGTTGTAAACAGTTTGCTCACCAAGATCTTCATGCATTAAACCTGCTTTAGATCCTTTAGGAAAAGGACAATAAACAGTTTGATCACCCCAACATACTAAATAAACAGAAGCATTATCAGAACCTGATCCACCTGCATCAAGAATGTTTACAGCATTATCTGCGGAAAGATCACCATATCTTGGTGCTAAACCTAAAAACTTTTTAGGATCTGTTCCGGGATTACCGTAAAACATTGTTTCAGCTTGAGTCTGATTCATTGCTTCCAAGAAAGCAGTGTCTTCAGATAGACGGAATTGTGCAGTGTTACCATTTAACATTGCCAAGTCTTTATCAACTTCAGAACGTGCTTCAAGAATTGCACAAGCTTCATCAACTTGAGCAGTTGTTGATTTGCTTCCCGGAATACCTTGGTTTAAGGCACGGAAATAAACTGAAGGTAATCCAGTTCTAATAATTACACGTTCACCAGTAGGTAAATTACCTTCTTTAAAAACGCAGTCATCTAGTATTTCGTTGGTTTGAGATAACAATTCTGCAACGATTGGAACTCTACCGTCTGGGTCAGATCTTTTTGCCCAATCCGCTAGTGTCAAATTTGAGGTTGAGAGAGTAGCCATTTAATAACTCCTTACTTGTTTTGCTGATTTGAATATAGTGCGTTTGCTATGCCGTTAAAATCTTTTGGAACATTGGATTTACCAACAGCACCTTCAGAATTACCAACATAACTGTCTTCACTAATTGCCTTACCTGCTCGGTACATAAACCGAATTACTTCGGGATGATTACCCAAGCCTGTTTCTTGTAGCAGCGACTTTAAAGCATCAGTACCAAAAGTATCGAGTGATGCCTTTGCAACATCTAAATTGTCAGTTAAACTTTCGCCACCAAATTCTTGATCTGATTTTGATTGGTTTGCCCATTCAACTTTTGTTTGCTCAATAACTTTGGCTTGTTTTGCCTGTATTACAGGTGCAACTTTATCTAATACTTTTTGTGCAGCTTCTTGTGGCAGGTTTAGTTCTTTAGCGACATCACCGAATGCGGTTAAGACTTCGGGGTCGAGCTCATCTGGTGCGTCAGCCACCTTATTATTGAACTCGTATTTATCAGGTGCACCTTCTGGTGTTTCTGATTCGCTAGTTTCACTTTCAACAGTGGTTTCATCCGAAACTTGTTGTTCCTGTACACCTTCAGCTTGCTGCTCGGTGTCAGTAGTTGCTTCAGTTGATGCGTCTACTGGCTGTTGAGTGTCGCCTTCATTGGTTTGGTTGGCTTCCGTCATCAGCGTTTCTGACATTTTTTTGCTCCTTAATCATTGTCGGATACAGTTCGGGGCAGAGAGTGTGAACCAAGTTAAGGATTTGCAAACCATAGTTTCTGTTACCTTCGCTAAATGACATTGCCATTGCGTTAGTGTTAAACGATGATCGAAAAACACCTGCTTGCTCCAGAAGTCTCCAGACTAATCTGCGACCCCTCTTGCTGCTCATGAGCCATTTGATATCCGATTCCTCGTTTTGTCGGTCAATTTTTTCTTCAGACTTTTTATTGTCTTTTGATTTTTGTTGACTTTTAAGATCGAGGGGATTGTATTCGCTCATGTTCTAATATATCTAGTTACTACTGTGTTACGGTCACACCTATTTTTGTTTTGGGTACAATTTTTTTGCAGTTTTTGCTGCATCTTTAAAATCTTGAGGTGTAGGTCTACCCTTTTCACCCTTTTTTTTCATACGTTCTTTAGAACCACCTTTAATTCTTTTACGTTTTGCGTGGATGTTTTCGTATAAACTCATTTGTTGCCACCGCCATACAAAATTCTTGTAATCCTATCAATAGCACTTTCCCCTTTGTCTTTTTTCTTTTTATTTTTATCTTTATTGTGTTTTTCTATCATTTGTTTATATCTCATTCTGTAATCTGCTGGCATATCGCCATAATTAAAATTTCCCGGTGTTTTGTTGTCCATAATTAAACCTCCAAAGGTGATGGTGAATTGTAACCACTAAACTGATTCATAAGATCCATTGCATTACCTGCATCAACCTTACCAAGTTTAGCCATATTGTCAGCAGCTTGCTGTTGCTGTTCAGCCTGTGCTGCTGCCTGTTGTTGTTGTGCTCTTGCTTGACGGACTTTAGCTACTTGTGGGCCGGGAACTATTAACGATGGGTCAACCCCTAACATATCTGCGTAGTTATCTGCCCATGAGTCAGAATCAAATTTATCTAATACATCAGGTTTCATTTGGGCAACCATACCCATGCTATTTACATATCTATCTACGCTGTTAGTTCCTATCGCACGTTGTGCTTGTGCCAACATAGATACAAATTCTACGTTTAATTCCATGCCTTGTAACTCTGGTGGGGCAGGTGGTACTAAATTATTTTCCAGCATTCTGTTAAACGTGATATCAATTAACGGATCTAACAATTCATTATGTAATCTTTCCAATACTGGCCCTAACATCAGCAGTTTTTCTTCGTGACGTTCTGCTACTTCTGTTGCAGTCATCCTAGTATCGGTAGCATTTGCCAACATTAAAAACAAATCAGCATAAAAACTACCATTAATACGCTGCCTTACGTCCTGTATATCAGCTAATAAATGATTTAAATTAAGGTTTACGTTAAATGCTGTCTCAATTTTGCCCTGTTGACCATCAATAAAGGTAACACCACCCGGAAGACTGTCTACATCACGGTTTTTTAGGTAGCTAGGTACTTGTAATGGTGGCTTTGTTTGGTAATCAATGCCTTGTGCCTTGCGTAATTGTTCATGTTGTAACTGTTTTACGTCACCTAATGCTTCCATTCCCGGTGAATTACCATAAATATCACCACCTGCAACACCCCATCTTGGCACAACTGCCGGAAATTCTTTGTATCCACTTTCTCGTAGCACTTGTTCTCCGTCACCGCCTTGCTCAAAGTAACAAGATTTAAATGCCATGTTGGTATTATCTTTCTTTTTAAAATCACGTTCTCTATCATCCCTTGGTTCTATAGCATGAATAATGGTTACATAGCTATCTAGGTTACCCCTGTCGAACAAATTCTTAACGGACGTTGAACATTTGTTATATCCAAACTCTCTTACAATTTCTCCTACCGTTTTTTGAAACTCTCTATACAAAGTGTTTACTCTGCCCTGATAATCCGTAGCAATTGCATATTCTCCTACTGTTACTGGGTAATGATGGATAGCAGTCTTAGGATCAGGCAATATAATTGACCCTGCTGTTCCAAATGCTCCCAATTCTTCATACATCCCATGTAATGTTCGATATGTATTGGATTTTGTAAACACCAATTGCATACGTTCTGTAACGTCATTAAGCCATAATTTGACAGGTGCATATCTATTAAGATCAGGATCAACCGTTCCAAGTCTGAACCAAGGTCTTGCAGGGGATGTAGCACCAGCCATCATTCCAGCACCCAGTGTTCTTAATGCTCTTGTACCAGTGTTGTCATATATAGAGTTATGTCTTCTATGACCTTTGTTTCTGTCCTGTACAAAATATCGTCCGTTTCTTGGCAATAAATATGTAGTGACTTCTTGCCAATGTGACCACCAAGTAGCCCTTTCTGATCTAAGGTGACCCCACCTTGTCAGTAGTTTATTTCTCTTGGTTTTCATTGATTAACCGCCTAATAATGTGTTTTGACTGAGGTTTAATTCACTAGGATCTACTCCCATACTGCCAGTTAATAATGTTCCTGATGCTCCTTGTTGTGCTGATAGTTCACTAGCATCCAATGCACTGGTAACGTCTACATCTTGTCGGTTAGCCCTGTTATATTCTTGCTCACTTCTTTGTTGTTCTGCTGTAGCACGTTGTTCTGCACGTTCATTAGCTTGACGCTGATCTGCTAATGCTTGTTCTTGCACCTTTCTTTGGTTGTTAGCTGAACTAACTGCTACAACTGTAGATCCTACCGCTGCAATTGCTGCTACAACTCCCATTTCATAACTCCTTGGAATAAATAATGTCTTGTACACCGTATTTGATTCTTGGCAACAAGGCTGACAAAGTGGTGTTTTCTTTGCAATGCCATAGCATTAATTTGCATCCAAGTGATGTTGCATGATTTTCAGTCTCTCTAATCAATCGTAAACCAATTCGTCCTCCCCTATGTTCTTTGCTGATAAACAACAAATCATTTTGGGCTATACGAAGATCGGCATAATGCAAATGATTAGTGACGAAATTAACAGAGTAACCAATTAATACATCATCTTGCCTAGCTGAAAGAATAAAGATTTGATGGGCATCTTCCATTTTGCGATACGTCATCTCGTCTGGCTTAAGCTTCATTACTTCTTTGTTTCGAGCAATTTCCGTGTAATGCTCTTCAAACAAGATTGTTGCTTCAGCTAACATCTCATCAACTGTGGCGAGTTTGATGTCAATCATTGACTACTCCACATTCATCAAATGTAATGGCACTATCGCCAGTTACGGTCACACCATTCATAGAAAAATACTCGGTTATACAATCAAATATTATATGCACCCTGTCAGTCATGCCAACATTGTCCGCTGTATGTACTTTTTTATGGTTAAACCACCAGACTTCTCCTACTTCAAACTTCTGCTTCTGATCTCCGCAAGTTTGGCTACACCATTGGTTACTTTGCAACACAATATGAAACCTTGAGTAGTGATCTGCATACAATCCTTGGTCGTTATGTTTGGTTACATGACCGCTAGGTTTGAGATTAACGACAAGTACCCTACCCATTTCCTTAACTGCTAGTTTCTCCAGTATTGGTCGCATTAATGGTACTAATGCATCCTTTAAATACTCCATGCATGGGTAGTCATATGATCCTAAATCGTGCATGACGTAATACAAACTCATCTTCAATGGCCCTCTGACGTATATACATTCCGTATCTTTATGTGGTGAGTTACTACTCTTTTGCCTTGCTGTTATTTCTGTCCATAACTTAGGCTTATCCTCCAATAATTTAAGCAGTGGTTTTACATCTAAACCTTCTGCTACACGGACAAAGTTACATTCTGGTGTATGGGTCATATTCTGCCTTCTGTGTGGTTTCTTTACGTCTTTTGATGTATATATCCTCTGGTTGTTTTTTGGATACTGGGAGGGCAAAGGTTAGTGCTAGTGCATCAGCTAAATCTGGTGACCCTGCTCCCTGCAATCTCTTCTTTATCTGATCCTTAGATTCCAATACTTTCCTACCCACATTGTCGTACCAATATATCGGTGTTGCTAACTCTTGTTTCAGTGCGGTGTCATTTGGTATTGCACCTCCTTCTTCTATCCATTCTTTCATTAACCACCACATCTCAGTCCTACGGTTGATGTACTGTTCTGGTTTGGTTGCCTTACCTCCAAATGGTATTTCTATAACGTCATATGCTAACTGCCTTAGTCTGTCGATTACACCACTACCTGCACCTGCATCACAGAACACTGCATCTGGATTATGTTCCTCTATCAGGTTGGCTATCCTTGCAGCTAAATCCATGTTGTCTAGACCTCGATAGACAATAGGCTTAAATCCCTGCCTACCTTGCCTACGGAATACTACAGATCTGTCATCCCCAAACCTTGCTGGGTCGATACCAAACACTAGTGGAGAGAATCCTACATCTGCCTTCTGGTATACACGTTGTGCTGCTACTTCGGTATCTGCCAATGCAATAAGTTGGTCATCACCTGCTGCACTGAAGTCGCATAAATACTCCCTTGCAAATGATGTCTCACTCATGTCTCGTTTAAGACGTGTTACCTCATCAGGATGAATACTTTCTGTGTCGTATACCGTGTACCTTGCTGCTGACCAATCCTTGGGTTCTTCTAATGCCTTGTAATACAGTTCTGAAAATAAGTTAATGCCACTAGGGGTTGAGATAAAAATAGCCCATCCTAGACGGTCACTAAGGGCTGGTTGACATACATCAATCCAGAGTTCTTTTTTTATCTGACTAACCTCATCTAATACAAGACCATCAAGTCGAACTCCCCTTAACGCATCATATCGGTCACCTCCAAATAAACGAATGATTGCACCATTGTGCAGAAATTTAACGCTTAGTTCTGATTGGTTTATTTCTATGGCATTTGCTCTACGCAATGGTTCAAGCTTTTCAAGCAATCTTAGCCAAGCTATGCTTTTCGATTGACTCAGGTAAGGCGAAACGTAGCAAAACAAACCTAAATCTTTATCAAATTTAATTGCTTTATCAATCAATTCCAAAAGACAGAGTTCAGTCTTACCACTTCGTCTATGGAGTGCCAGAACTTTGAATCTTGCTTGTGTTAAATGAGCTTGACGCTGCCATGCCCTCGGAACATACTTTAAATCTATGTTCATCCTTGAGGAACACCAGTACTAATAGTCAAGTTAATATCTCCCCTTGCATCAATACCAACTTTGTCTCCATACTCTTGTGGATACCATTTAGACAATAGTTTTAATCTTAAATCTGCTCTTGATCTCATCCAATTAACGTGTGCATTATCCATCCTTGCATTATCTCCCTCACCAATTACAGGAGGAGGAGTGTCAACAAGTGCTAGAGCTTCTTCTGCAATAGCCCTTGCTCCTAAGAATCTGCTCGTGTATGTGAAGCGTGACAAAAAGTCTTTGCTTTCTTTATTATCCTGACTCATCCACCGATACAAAGTTCTGTAAGAAACCATTCCTTTTTGCCTACAAAAAGCTCTAACAGTTCCACCAAGAGCAACGTGTTCTAAAAGCTTTTCAACAATTACAGGATCAGGTTTTTTAACTGGCCTACCTAACTTTGATTGTTTTAAATCGGTCAGGATAATCTGCTCTTCTTTCATAACGGCAAATTTTAGCGATTGTATATCTATTCATATTAAAAATCTTAGCTAATGTTCCATAGCCAATACCAAAGTCTTCATGTAAATCTCTAAGAGCATCAACAATGTAATTAGGAATAGTACATCGAACATGATCTTCATTTACTCTATAGCCTTTAGTGTTAACACCTACTACAACTGTTTTAGGTAATGGAGCAAGTGTCATTAAAAATATAAATAAAATTACTCATAATATAGAGAAATAAAGAATAAACCGCAACATCTAAAATTAATTTGTTGACTTATGTGGGACTATATGCAACACTATAAGTATCGGTTGTCCACCGATTGTCACTTACTAATTTTTTATTAACAACACAATGACACAGTTCAAATTTCCACAGAACCTAGCAGACCACCTAGAGAATGAGATCTACAACAAGCTTATCGCTTCAGTACAAACTGATGTAGACAAGTACAACTCTATGTGGGCTAAACGTGAGCAAGAAGGTAGAACCTTTCACACTAAGAAAAAGTACAACCGTAGAGATGAGATAGTAGAAGAAAAGATCTACTGGTATTCATTAACAAAAGGTTTACTAAGCATTACTTTCTTTCAAGAAGATTCATACGGCCAGATGGTCAATGACTATTACAGACCTTGGCATTGCAAAGTTAACTTAGAAGCTTGCTTTAAGAATGCTAGACAGCAGAGAGATCATGCAGTTGCTTTATGTGAGCAAAGAGTTAACAGCCATCTAGCAATTACAGATGAGGTTAAGATCAATACTCTCAAACTAGGCAAAAAGAATCTTATTGAAGGTTTTGTTTCTGGTGTAACTGCCACCAACGAAAATTTCAAAATCTATTTACAGATGATGTGGAACTACCGCTACGGTGAGAATTCAGCTAATGGCTACATGACTCAGTATGTCCAGTACAGAAGCGACAGACGAGGAGCTAGACAGGAAGGCAAGTCAGTACAGCAAGCCATTACAGATGCTGACAGACAGGCCAAGCGTGACGAAAAGCTAGCTATCCAGAATGAAAAGCAAATGGCTAAATGGGCTAAGTTCCAAAAGCTACCAGTTGTAATGGAAAAGTGGATTGACAAAGAAATCAAAACACTAGCAGCAATCATCAGCGATGAAGGTTTAGCAAAGATCCGTTTACAGGCACAGCAAATGAATTACGAATTTGATGAAGCTTGGAAAATCAAATCTATTACCAAAGACATCGAGACACACAATGCATTGAGAAATGACCTCAGACATTGGCAGAATGACGAGACAGGACTCAAGTCATTATTCGATAAAGGTATCGACACTAGAAACAAACTTAAGGAGATGTACGGAGTTTAATTACTCCTACATCCTTTTTTTATTTACAGGAAATTAAAACAATGACTAAACAACTAACAACAGACCAACAAATCCAAGCCCATTGGGATGCACATCATGCCAAATACAGGGATGAAGCAATGGATGATAAAGCAGGTTTATTTGTCAATGGAGATGCTAGGTGGCTATTCATTAATAAAGTATGTGAACTGATTGGTGGCGAAGATGCCCACAAAAGGTTTACACCAAATGAACTTATTGAAATGTGCAAGGAAATGAGCGAATCGCATAGGCTACATCTGGAACAACAAGAGAGGGTATAACAACCCTCTTTTTTTTTGCCCAATTACTTGATTAAATGTTGCATTTATGGCAATATAGAACTATGGAAACAACTATTAAAACACCTGTCCAGATTGCTATCTCAGAGTTTGGGGGAGTCCGCCCATTAGCTAGAGCCATACACCGTGATCCAGCATCTGTATGCAAGTGGCAGAGAGGAGATGGAACTATTCCAACTTCTATCCAAAAGAAATTACTTCAGACTGCATGGGATAGAGGTATTGAATTATCAGCACACGAAATCATATTTGGACGTGAAGAATGAACTGTTACTGGTGCGGACATGAAGAATTAATTATTGGAGGAGACATTGACATTGAAGAGGGAATGAATGGTTTTCCTGAGTTTTCAGTAATGACCAATTTATCTTGCCCCAGATGCGAATCTCAGGTAGAAGTTTTAAAAAAACGAGATGCCTTCGATTAATTAATATTTGTCATGTGTTGCATTATGTGCTACAATAGTTTACAGAGGGGTTTTCCCTCTAATTTGATCACTTACAAATTTTTATTTACAAAATCAAATGACAACAACATCAAACAAGTCAACTAAAAAAGTTGAGTACAAACAACAAGAAAGAGAAGTAATCGCTTTCTGTTTTATAGGCCACGGTCAATACACATGGTCTATAGGCTACGAGCCAAACATTGTACACGCTACTAAATGCGTTAGAAAAGCTAAACGTGATTTTGGCCTTAAAGGTTGGCAAATCATACCAGTAACAATTTTTGATATAGAAGACACGGAACATTGGGCATTTGATGGCGGTACTCTTGTTGATACTGATACGCAAGACAAAAAATCAGAGGACTACAAAAATCACCGTCATTACAGCCAGTATGCAGGTTGTAAATCTTTAAAAAAGATTGAAGACTTGGAGGTGGTTTCATAATGGAATCTAAGCAAGATAAAATACTTAACCATACAACCAAAGCAGAAAAATATTTTGGTTGGCTCAACAATAATGTTGAGTTTCAAAAATGGTTAAAGGATTGTCCTTACCAGATGGTCGATTACAGAGAAAAATCTGATTTGCATATTGTCATCAAGTTTAAAAATTCATACTTGTTCGACAAGATGGAAGACGGTGGATTCTATGAATGATACCCAGAAACTACAAAGGTTGGACTATTTGTCCAGCCTTCCTTATCTTGATCACACATCAGAAGATTGGGATGAAGAACTAAGACTCGAATGCGAGTTAGACCACCTTAACCAATTAGACCAATGAGAAAAATTAAAGTTGAATTTTATGCCAACAGCGAATACTCAGTTCGTGAAAGATTACAAGAGATTGGAAGATCTATTGATAATACTGTTTGGCCTTGGCCTTCCGATACAGAAGGTTCAAAACTAAAAAAGGCATCAGGTTGTATCGAAGAAGAAAAGCAGTATCAACTTTCTGATTACGAATATGAGAAAGAAGATCCTACTTGGAAACATGGTGGCAATTATGCAGTTACTGGCAGATGGAAAATGGAAGTTGTTCCAGATGAAGATTACGTTAAATTCCAAAAGGAGTCTAAATAATGCCAAAGACAACATCACAAAGTGCCAAGGTTCTTTACCACCTAGAGAACTACGGCTCACTAACTGCCATTGAAGCGTTAGAACTATTTGCTTGTTTCAGACTTGCTGCCAGAATTAATGATCTTAAGGAAGCAGGGCATGACATACAAATGGAAATGAAAAAAATGAAGAACGGCAAAAAGATAGCTGTTTATTCTTTACCTAAAATCCAAAAACAAGGAGAGCTAAAACTATGACCGCTTATGAAACTTGCGTTGAATATCCGATTACCGACAAGCAATCGTGGTTAGAAAATCGTTTGCTAGATGTCACCTCAACTGAGGTATCAGCATTGTTTGATCTAAACCCATACCAAACAGAGTTTGAACTTTATCATCAGAAAAAAGATAAGGTTGTTATCAACATTGATGACAATGAACGCATGGCATGGGGCAGACGTTTAGAAGATTCAATTGCACTTGAGTTTGCCGAACGCAACAAACTATCAGTTGAACCTTTTGATGTTTATATGCGTAACCCACAAACTAGGATGGGTAGTTCTTTTGATTACAAAATTACAAGCGAAAAAGAACCTGCAATTTTAGAAATAAAAAATGTAGATGGCTTGGCATATCGCAAGAACTGGATTGAACATGATGAACACAACATCGAACCGCCAGAACATATTGCTTTGCAACTACAGCATCAGTTAGAAATAACTGGATTTGATGTTGGTTACATAGTCGCACTTGTTGGTGGCAACACAATGAAAGTTGTTCGCAGCAAAAGAGATCCAAGAATTGGCAAACTTTTAACTGATAAAGTACAAAATTTTTGGGAAAAAATTAAGTTAGGTGTTGTTCCTGACATTGACTACACCAAAGACTCACAGTTCATAATGAAAAATTTATGTAACCAAGCAGACGATGGTTTAGTTCTTAAGTCAGATGAAGACATGGACAAACTAGTGGATGAATACAACTCAATCAACAAGGAATATCATCAACTAGGCAAAACAAAGGATGCAATCAAAGCAGAAATTTTAAATAAAAGCGGAGGTGCATCCAAAATTATTTCTAACTACGGAACAGTTTCTTGTTCTATGTCCAAGGCTAGTAAAGGCAAACTAATCACACCAGAAATGGTAGGCACATACATCAACCCTCGCAAGAGCTATCGTATGTTCCGCTTCAATCAACCAAGAGGTATTTAACTAATGACATCATCAATCACACCACTTGTAGCCATGCAAGGAACACTAGAAAAAATGGCAGACAAATTTACTGAAGCTTTGCCAAGGCAAATGGATGTAAACAAATTTATTAGTGTTGCTAAGTTAACGCTAAATAAAAACCCAAGATTATTACAAGCAGACAAGACAAGTTTGATGCAAACCTTTATGAAGGCAGCACAAGATGGATTGTATCTTGATGGTAAAGAAGCAGCAGCCGTTCAGTATGGGCAGTCAGTTCAATACATTCCTATGGTCGAAGGAATTATCAAGGTATTACATAACAGCGGATTAATTAAAACTATTTCTGCTGAAGTTGTATACGAAAATGATTTGTTTGATTTTGAATTAGGTACTAATCCAAAACTTACACACAAACCTGCAATTCTTGGTGACAGAGGTAAACCTACTTGTGTTTATGCAATTGCAGTAACAACTAATGAAGGTGTTTACTACGAAGTAATGAACATGGATCAGATAAACCAATGCCGTCAGGTATCAAAAGCTAGTTCATCACCTCATAGTCCTTGGGTAAAATGGTTTGACCAAATGGCCAAGAAAACTGTTATTCATAGAATTGCAAAACGACTACCAAAAAATGATGCGATTAGTTCTGTTGTGACAGTAGATGATGAGCCGAATTTTCAACAGGCAGTAAACGTCACTCCTTCAGAACCAAAGGATTCTCTATCAAGATTAAGAGATTCAATTGGTATGGAAGGTAAGGATGTAGAACAAGCAGCTAACGATCTGCTAGAAAAATACAATAAAGAGGAGTGATGCATTTTTATTCCTTTAACATTGGCGATTACATAAGCCACACTAAACACTTATCTGATATGGAGGATCTAGCATATAGAAGATTGCTAGACCTCTACTATCTACATGAACGGACGTTGAACGAGGATGTAAGCCTTGTTGCACGGAAGATCAACATGAAGGATAACGTGCCAGAAGTAAGAGTAGTTTTGGAAGAGTTTTTTAAATTAGAAGTTGGCAAAGGATGGATTAATCCAAGGGCTGATGAAGAAATAGAAAAGTATCAAGGCAAGATACAGTCAGCAAGTAGAGCAGGTAAGGCATCTGCTCTTGCTAGGTCTAACGCTAGTTCAACAATGGTTCAACCAAACAAGAAACAAGAAACATTAAACAAGAAACAAGAAACAAATATAAAGCGACCTCGTAATGTAAGCAAAAAAACATGGGAGGATTTCTTAGTTCATAGAAAGAACAAGAAAGCACCATTAACAGAAACTGCTTTAAAAGGTATAAAGAATGAAGTAAAGAAAACTTCTATTAGTTTGGAGGATGCATTAGTTATGTGCCAAGCAAGGGGATGGCAAAGTTTTAAAAGCGATTGGGTGGCAGACAAACAAAAGTCTTTTGCTACTACTAGCTATGGTGAGGGGGAGCAAGAGATATGAATCCAAAAGGTAGGCCATCAAAAAATTTAGATTTTAGCAGAAACACTTTTACAATTTCAATTAGAACTGATGATGCTCTTGCAAAACAAATAAGAACTTTTTGCAAAGAAAATAAATGTAATAAAAATCAATTTATCAAAACTGTTTTAAAAAATTATTTTAATGACGAACTCAAAACAACAATTAAACCAAGAAAATTAGTAAGGGTTTCTTATTTTAATTCTAGAAAAGGAGGTTAAGCGTGTTAGAAAAACTAATTAAAGAAAGGCCAACAGAAGAACGTATTTGTTCAGAGCATGGTGCATATACTTCAACAAACTTTATTGGTGAGCATTGGACTGCGTGTCCTAAATGCATGATGATTCAAAGGGATAAGGAAGCAAAGGAACAATTGGCAACAGATAAAAGGTTAAAAGAAGAACGTATAGCTAGTAAATGGAAAGCAAAAATAAATGGTGCAGCAATTCCAGAACGATTTAAAGATCGGACATTGGAAAGTTATGTAGCAAAAACTAGTGGTCAACAGAAGGCATTAGCATTTGCTACAGAGTATGCAGAAAATTTTGATTTAGTTTTAAAGAAAGGACGGAGTGCAATCTTTGTAGGCAAAGTGGGTACTGGCAAAACTCATCTTGCTATCGGCATTGCGTTGAGCATTATGCAACAACAACGGTCAGCATTATTTGTCACCGTGCAACGTCTAATTAGAAGAGTTAAAGATAGTTGGCATACAAAAGAAGAAACAGAAAGTCAAGTAGTCGATGTATTTGCATCACCTGATTTGCTTGTACTGGATGAGGTGGGAGTACAGTTTGGGTCAGAGTTTGAGAAACAAGTATTGTTTGATGTACTAAACACACGTTATGAAAATAGAAAGCCATCAATTTTATTATCAAACATCCCAAAGGAACAGCTGTCAGATTATCTTGGTGAACGTGTAACCGATAGGTTGCGTGAGAATGGAGGTAAGGTGATAGGTTTTGATTGGGAATCTTACAGGAGAAATTTATGACAAATCAACAAAAGATAGCAGCAGCTAAATTACGAATTCGTGAGTTAGAGTTATTAATTAAACTATGGAGCAAGGCACAATGAAAATTATTTGTAGCATGGACGAATACTACGACCTTAACGAAGTAATTACAGCAGGTTGTTGTTGGATTGGTTCTGGTGAGGGTGGTGATAAGAAGGTAGTTGATCTTAAAAAATTTAAAATGGCAACAAATTTTATGGGTCGCAAAGCACCTATAGTTTGGGAGATTTCATATGATTGAAGTTGTTCTGGGTTGGCCGCCAAGTGACCTCAGTCCTAACGCTAGGTTGCATTGGGCTAAGTTAGCTAGGGCAAAGAAACAATACAGGCAAGCTTGTCTTAGCGTTACCAAAGAGCAGCTAAAAAAATATCCTAAGTACAATGATTTACCAGAAGTATTAGTTTTAGAGATGACGTTTATACCGCCAGACAGACGAAGTTATGACAGAGATAACCTAGTTGCTAGAATGAAGTCAGGTATTGATGGATTGTCTGATGCACTACGCATAAACGACAAACGATTTAATACTGTTATCTCAACAATGGATCATAACTACCTTGGTGGTTTTGTCAAAATACGCATACTAAAGGAGACACCTTATGGCAAGAAAAGTGAAGAATCTATCAGTCAAGACGAGGGAATATACCGACAAAGAAGGAAATCGTAAAGCTAACTGGCAAAACATTGGAGTCATTATGGAAAATGACCAAGGCAAACAGTTTATGCTTATTGATCGATGGGTAAATTTAGCAGGGTTACCTGATTTTGGTGACAAACCAAATCCATCAGCAGTTATGGTAACTATGTTTGATGCAGATAATAATTACCAACCCGGAAAACCAGCACCAGTTACACCAACTTACAAAGGTAATGATAATACAGATGAATTTCCGTTTTAAATAAAATACCCCAGAGTAACTAGACCACCTATTACTCTGAGGTATTAGTCCTAGCTATGGAAGAGATGCCAAGACTTACTTATATGTTACTTTTTTTTTGGTGGTCTACCAACTTTAGTTCCGTAAGTACCTTTTCCTTTTGGCATAATAAACTCCTTTTTTTTTAATTATGAAAGAATTTTCTGATTCTGTCCATAGTTTTTCGCTCCTCTGTAATGTTCTTTTTTGCAAGGATTGCTTCAAGTTCTACTAACCTACCAAGAATAGATGCAAAGATAACATCTTGCTTCATTTGGTATCTAACTAAATGTGTGCAATATCTTTTTACGTCATCAAAATCATCACTAGCTAAAATTTCTCTACATCTCATTTCAACTGACAATTCTAATTCTATCGGTGGCTCATCAATTTCAATGTTTAGAAATTTTTCTTTAGCCATTAGTTTAATTTAGGAAACAATTGCTGCTCCAACATATCAACTGCTTTATCGTCCAATGTATTTGTGGTCTGCTTACAAACTGATCGTAATAAATCCACAATTAATCTCTTGCATCCTGTCGTAGAAAGGAAGCGTAACAAAATAGGTTTTAGTATTTTGTACATAGTTTGTTTGTTTTTCCAAACATAGCACACGTTATTGTATCTTGCCTTCTATTCTGCTAACCGCTTGCGACAACTTGTTTAATCTAGTGTAAATATCAATAATAGTTTTTTCTCTACGGTTACTCATGTTAGATAAAACCATTACAAAAGCAGTAGCTGCTGCTCCTAATAACATCGCTTGTACCTCTGTCATTTGCGTAAATAGGTAATTATGTATAGTATGACTAATAAATCCTTATTATGGCAGATAAAATAATTCAAAATAAAAAAGAAATTGATGATGATAAACCTGATTATCAAGAGAAAATAACATTTTTAATTTCTACTGTTGCCCAAGGGTTTATTCTTGCTTGGTGTTTATTAGTTTTATCTCTTGGTTATATAAAATTACCTAATAAATTATTTGGCATTGACATACCAGACCAGCCAAGGGTTGATTCAACTTTTGCTGCTGGATTGCTTGGTAATATTTTAGGTGGATTAGGCATAAGTGTTAATGCAGCACAGGGAGCTAAGAAAAAAAAGAAAGAAGAAGAAAATGGAACAGTTAATACAAACAATAATGGCTATCAAACTATAGTTATAAAACAACCAATTGAGCTTATTACTAGTAAACCTCAAGTAACAAAGGTTGATTTAAACAAATGAAAAAACTATTTGCACTACTGCTACTGTTTAGCCCTTCCGTAGCACTAGCAGACATCACTCAAAAATTTACGACATCTGCTCAGATTACTGTGGATATGCCGTACTCTGTTACAAATAAATTGGGTACTACATATTCAATATCAGGTAACAACATAACTCCTTCAGTTACTAGTGGTGGATCAACTACAGCACAACAAATAGGTGGTTTAAATTTAGGCAGTTTGACCGCAGGTGTTCCGGCTCTTATACAAACTGAAAAGTCAGTAACCACAGCAGGGTCAGCGTTCTCACTAACGGAAGCTATAAATATGGGTGATGCTACTCCAAGTGCAATCACTCCGTCATCAGGCATAGCAGCATTACCTCACCTGTCAGGACAAACAACAATAGGTAGTGGAGGTACTTTAGGATCAGGTGCTATGACTTCTTTATCATCAGGTGTTCATACTTGTAGTGGTGCATTTGGATCAGGTTCTAGTTGCGTAGGATCAACCACCGTAACTATTACCATTGACTAAATTTTGGCTGCTATTAATAATATTATTTCCTGTCAAAACTTTTGCAAATCCAGTAGTACCTACCTTCAGAACAGGATCTTCAAGCACAAATTCCCAATCTCAAAGTGTAGTTACAGAAAATATAGTCAGTCACCAGTTCCGTACAGGGTACTCTCTAAGCGTCTCAGGCACGAATATAGAGAGTGCAGATGTCAATGGTTATATTAATGCTATTCCTACCGCAGAAGCTACACAAACAGTTAATGGAATTAACTTTTCATATACATCCCCAACACTTGAGGGAGTTCCAAGGTGGAAAATAGTAAATTCTTCTCAGCCATTTTCTTTAGTAGAATCTATAATTTCTCCCGGCCTAGACACAATAACCACAATAAACCGCACCATAAATACAACTACAACCACCACCGTAGAAACTACGTTTGGGCAGTAATTTTATTATTGCTATGTCCAAGTAAGGTTTTAGCTAATACAACCGTTGCAAGCCCCTCTAGCAACGCACAGGGAACAGTTAATAACAACGCTACTATGATTGCTCCTAGCTCAACACCACAATTTAGAATGAGTCAAGGTATTGTTTGTAGTTCTCCTAGCCTTACCATTACTCCTTATGTAACTGATGCATGGTCATTTAATCGTCCTATAGAAACTGTTACCAGACAAAATATTTATGACGAAACTACTGGTGAAATTAAATACGTTCAAGAAACACCGAGGTTTGAAAAAGATAATTACAATTTAAACTACGGTATATCAGCACAGTTTAGTATTCCGCTAGGCAAAGCACCTGCACTATGCCATCAGGCAACAGAAGTAAATATAAAAAATCAAAAGTTATTATATGAGAAGGGAAAATTAGAGCTTGCTCTTTTTAGACTCAAGGTATGTGGTGAACAGGCAAAACTGGGCGTAGTTTTTACAGGCAAGTTTGCATCCATATGCGAAGGTATTGCAGTTACAGTTCCACCCGGCCAAGTTATATCACATACACACGAATTAAAAAGCAACTAAATTTAATAGAAATTAGCTGCATGGTGTGAGGTTGAGTCCATCAACCAAATTTATTCTATCTTATTTTTCTTTTTTGTCAGCTTGGTTACGACTTGCTTTATTAAAGGCTTTATAAGTTGGATAATAACAGGTGTAGTCGCAGCCACACTAGCGATAAAAATAGTAGAGACAACCACGCTAGGCGTTGGGATGTATTGATCAATGAAAGGTACTTTTTCCCAGACCGCATTACAAGAACCATCTGATACGTCTCTTTCATAGTTTAACAGTCTTTCAATACGAAGCTCGTTTTTGAAATCTCCTTTTCTATATGGTGCATTTCTAGGAGGACAAGGTTCGTATTCAGTTTCTTCTTTTTTGTCTTTAGGTATCTCAGGTTGCGGTGTTTCACTTGTTGGCATCTCACTTTCATTAGCAAGATTAGGCATCTCTTCTGTAATTGTTAGTTGATCTGGTACATAATTTAATGGGTTATAACTAGGGTACGGACAATTTGACACCACCCCATTAGGATCTTCTATTAATAAATTTCTATTGCCTGTATTTTTTGTATCTCTGTGGTAGTAAGTGCAACCTATTACTTGTACATTGGAATGGTTATAGTCAGGCACATAGGTATATGGGATGTGAACATCAGGTATATGTATCTCAGGTATTTCCAATTAAAACTTTATTTCTTGTTTAGGAAGTGGGATAGGCATTGATGGCCCTGTCATGTCAGGCAAGCCTTTATCTAATACATTTGGTAATAGCCCCTTTACTTCCCCAAGTATAGAGTTCATAATTTTAGACTTAAATTGCTCAGATTGTACAAATTTGTATGTATAAAATCCTGTACCAAGGATGCCTAAAGTTAGGATTGTGGTTAAAATAGTTAAACCGTCAAGGATTTTTCTCATGGTTAAAGAAGCAGTATTAAAAGCTATAGGTCATGTAAGTATTATATCTTTCCTTATAATTCTGCCAACCGTTATACCATTGTATTTAATAGGTGGGATGATGACTAGGCAAATGGAAAAGGTTAATTAATCAGCAGCTTCGGCTGTGTTTCCCTCTGCTACCCATTCTTGTATTGCATCATAGTGTCTATTACCTACTGCTATCGGAATAACTAATTCGTCATTGTCGATAGTAGCTTTTATAGAAACAGTATTTCCATATTTAGGATCTTTTACATATTTTGCATTTGTAATAATCATAATTCACAATCTCCTTGTATGTAACCACCTGCGGCATTAGCAAGTACTCTAAAGGGACGACCAGCAGCAGTAAAACTACCACATTGAAATATTATTTGACCTGTATTTGTACCGCCTTGACTGCTTAATATGCTTTGTATTCTAGAACCGTTATAAGAAGCTACATCATCGTCAATGGTGATGTTGTTATAGGTAAAAGTAGGAGATACTCTTGTTTCAACAGGGTATGGAATAACAGTTTTACAATATATGTCATTAGAAGCAACACCCATGCAAAGAGAATCATATATTGTTGAATTATTACCGAGTCTGAATAAGTACCTTTGACACCTTTGAAATTCATCTGCAAATAACCTATGCTCAAAATTTGTTGCAACGCTGCCTACTTCTAATTGAACTCCTGTAATGTCAAATGTTGAAGCACCAGCAGTTAGCCAAGTAGATGCCATGTCAGGAAAATAATTAGAAGTACTAACTGTTGTCCAAGTATTTAAAGTTCTGTCGTTAGTGTAATCTGTCCCATAAAAAGGTGTTAACAGTATTTGTAATCCTTGTGCGTTATTATTATCAAACTGTAAATTAGAATTTCCTGTAATTGTTTTTGTTATTTTTGTCCATGTATTATTACCTGACGCTGTAAAACTAAAAGCATAAATATAAGATGTACCATCATACGATTTCAAGAAACCATAAAAAGTTTGATTTGTGCTTGCCCTAACCCAAAAACTCAAAGTTATAGAACTAGAAGAAGATTTAAAATTCCAACCACTTGTTGCTATATCTTGTGCTTCTATTTTTTGTACCAACTCAAAATAAGCGTTTGCATTAGCTGTACCAGCACCATTTAAAGCAAATCTAAAAAAGTTACTGAAACCATTTTGATATGGTGTATCACTAGAACTCGTACTTTGCTGTGAACTTGTAACTGTTGCGTCATGATCTCCACTATAAGCAGCCCATCTATCAACAGTTTGATAACCGTTAGATGTAGATGACGTACCACGTTGAGCCACTTGCATAGCTCCGTTGATTATTAAATTACGATTAGCAACTGGAAAGTTTAGTTTTGCTTGCGTAATACTTCCGTCAGCAGGGGTAGTAGATAT